AATCTGATTTAACTATATCTCGTATTAGCGTATCCACTTACGCCACAATCCCTAACAAGTTAGCACAAGGTCGCCCCATCCAAGTATGGGTTCGCAGACTACGGGATAACCCTAAGATTGTCGTATGGCCTGTCCCCAACCAAGGTACAGAAGCCGCACCTTATTACATTTTCAAATACTGGCGCATGCGCCGTATTGATGACGCTGGTACAGGCGCGAATACTCAAGACGCAAACTTCCGGTTCTTGCCAGCAATTGCGGCAGGACTAGCTTATTACATTGCAATGAAGATACCTGAGCTTGCACCACGCATGCAGATGCTTAAGCAAGAGTATGAGTTTCAGTTTGACTTGGCGGCGCAAGAGGATCGCGAGAAGGCTTCAGTACGGTTTGTGCCGCGCATTGTGGGCATTCGGAGCTAGTCGTGGGTAATAAGTTTGCATCCGATAGTAAAGCAATTGCAGAGTGTGATATTTGCGGCTTTCGGTATAAACTACGGACACTACGTTATCTTATTGTTAAGACCAAAACCACTAACATTAAGGCTTGTAATGAGTGCTGGAGTCCCGATCAACCGCAGCTTCAACTTGGCATGTATCCCGTTGATGATCCTCAGGCTATTCGCAATCCAAGACCAGACTTTACGGGATACCCACAGAGTCGGTCACAGGTGATGCAAGTAATTGGTATGACGACTACTTCGTTTGTTGGGCAAGTTACAATTTCTTAGGAGCCTATCATGGCATATAAACGTGGCGCTGATGGCGTGGCAAAAAAAGGTAAGACTGACGTTAAGAACTTAGGCACTGTTGAGCCGAAAGTCTTGGGCATGAAAGGCGGCAAAAAATCTGCTGGCGTTTCATCTGAAGCAATGAAAAAAATGGGTCGTGGTTTAGCCCGTGTTGCGAATCAGGGGTAATCATGGCTAAATTTAGTCAGAAAATGATGGGCAAAGAAGTGGGCGCTGCATCTGTCTATGCCGAACCTCACACCATGCGTGGCGGCAAGATTAACCCACAGAAAGCTGTGAGTGGCTCGGTTGACCCCAATACGTTATCGGCAAAAGACATGAGATGTGGCATGCCTGCACCTCGCGTAAGCTCAGGCGACCCCGGACGCGACGATGTAAAGACTAGCGGCATTGTCGTGCGTGGCGGCAAAGCGCAGACTAAAGGCAAAATGGCTAGAGGTCCGATGGCATGAACTATGCGACCTTGTGTGCGAACATTGCCGACATTTGCGAGAACTCGTTTACCGCAGATGAATTGGCTATGTTCACGCAGCAAGCTGAACAGAAGATTTACAACACTGTTCAGATTTCAAACCTTCGCAAAAACGTTACTGGCTCTTTAACTGCTAATAACAAGTACCTGTCTACTCCGGGCGACTTCTTGTCCGTGTACTCTCTTGCCGTAATTAAAGCTGATGGCTCTTATGAGTACCTGCTTAACAAAGACGTTAACTTTATCCGCCAAGCGTACCCCACGCCTACAAGCACCGGACTGCCAAAGTATTACGCCATCTTCGGACCGAACAGTAGCTCGGTGACTGAACTGAGCCTGATCCTCGGACCCACGCCTAACGCGACCTACGCAGTTGAACTCCACTACTTCTATTACCCTGAGTCAATTGTGACTGCGGGTACATCATGGTTGGGTGACAACTTTGATTCGGCGTTACTGAACGGCGCGTTGATTGAAGCTCTGCGATTCATGAAAGGGGAAGCTGAGACTACTGCCGTGTACGATAAGCTGTACCTACAATCCATCATGCTGCTCAAGAACTTGGGTGATGGTAAACAGCGTCAAGACGCATACAGATCGGGTCAGTTCCGTCAGGATGTTTCATGATTACGCAAACTATTGTCAATTCGTATAAGAAGGGCTTGCTAGAGGGCGTATTTAACTTTAGCAGCACGACTACGCAGGTCTTTAAGATCGCGCTCTATACGTCTGCTGCAACGCTTGATGCAAATACTACGGTGTACTCAGCAACGAACGAATCTACAGGCACGGGTTACACGGCAGGTGGTCAGGTGTTGACCATATCAACGAACCCCACGCTATCCAACAGCGTAGCGTTTATGAGCTTTGCTACGGTCACTTGGTCTATTACTTCAACCACGGCACGCGGTGCGTTGATTTACAAATTTGATGGCGCAACAAACCCTGCAATTGCCGTGTTGGATTTTGGTGAAGATAAAACAACTTCTGGCGGTAATTTTGTCATTAACTTCCCATTAGCAGATTTTCAAAACGCCATTGTGCGTTCAGCGTAAGGATTAAAAATGTTTAACGATAAAACAACTTCTACAGACCAAATGACCGCAGGACTAATCATGGGTATGAACTCAACTGAGAAAGCCGCAGCAACGGGCGTTTACACGATTGAATGCTTTGACGCACAGGGCAACCTGAAGTGGGAAGCCAAGTCAAAGAACTTAGTAGTCAACGTCGGATTGCAAGACATGAACGCCAAGTATTTCACAGGCAGTGCTTACACAGCCGCGTGGTACATTGGGCTTTATGGTGCTGGTGCATCAAACACGCCTGCCGCTGCCGATACTATGTCTTCCCATGCAGGGTGGACAGAAGTTGTACCCTATAGCAACGCTACACGCCCCGCCTGCACGTTTGGAACGCCGACCACGGCTAATCCTTCAGTGGCTACTAATTCAGCGTCCCCCGCCTCGTTTACGATTAACGCTACGGCAACTGTTGGTGGCGCGTTCTTGACAAGCAATAGCACAAAGAGTGGCACAACAGGCATCTTGTATTCGGCTGCTGACTTTGGCTCACCGGGTGACCGCTCGGTAGCATCTGGCGATATTTTGACTTTAACATACACGTTATCTTTAGCTGGCTAACATGGCTGAAGGCGGCTGGAGTTCTGGCACTTGGGGTCAAGCTGGTTGGGGCATGTCAGTCTATGACCGCGCTACTAGTGACACCGCCACGGCAACGGACGCAGATACAGCAGTACAGAACTTTGCAGGCGCGGTCAGTGAAACAGCAACGGCAACAGACAGTCTTAGCACTGCGGTGTCTTTTGTTTCGGCGGTAAGTGAAAGCTCTACAGCAACAGATAGTGTAAGTAGCAGTGCAACATTTCAGTCGGCGGTTTCAGAAACATCTACGGCGACAGACGTAAATACGGCAGCGGTTGACTTTGCCACAGCAGTCAGTGAATCAGTAACAGTATCAGATGTAGAAAACGCAACGGTTAATTTTGCAAGCTCTGTAAACGAGACAAGTGCTGCGGCAGAGTCACTTAGCGTAGGGTTCTTGTTCTTTGCGGATGTTACTGAAACGTCAACAAGTACAGATAGTGTAAACAGTCAAGCAACGTTTGTTGCACAAGTAGATGAGTCTGCTACGGCAAGCGATGTTGTAGAAACAACCGCGACCTTTGTAACGTCGGTAGAAGAAACGTCAAGTGCAACTGATTCTCTGGCAGTACAAGGTGCATATTTTGTTTCTATGCAGGAAAGCATTACAGCAGCAGACCAGTTTTTAGCGGTGTTTTTATGGAATGTAATTGACGATACCCAAAATGTTACTTGGAATGATATAAACAACAGTCAGTCTGATACTTGGTCAGACATAAATAACACAACGTCCTCAACTTGGACAGATGTTGTAACGTAAGGATTTAACATGGCAACTGCTTACACTCCGATTCTTCAACTAGCCCTCCCCGTTACAGGCGAGTTAAACGGCACATGGGGAACTGTAGTCAACGACAACATTACGTCGATGATTGAACAAGCCATTGCCGGTCTAGCCACAATTAACACATGGACTACTGCTAGTCATACGCTTACCACAGCTAATGGTACAACTTCTGAAGCTCGCTGTGCAGTCCTTGAGTGTTCAGGCGCACCGGGCGCAGCCGCTTCTGTTATCTGCCCAGCCTCCACCAAGCTGTACGTTATCAAGAACTCGGTGACAGGCGGCTTTGCAGTTACGCTCAAAACTTCTGCCGGTACAGGAATTTCGGTTCCTAATGGCTCAACTGCATTGTTGTACTGCGATGGTACAAACGTGGTGAGTGGCGCGACTTACATGGCAACGGTGTCTACTACACAAGTAGATATTCTGGC